GGTTGAGGGATGGTTACTTGATTTTGAAGACGCTTATCATAAGCGGTGTGAACAAGCAGTAGAAGGCTACTCACATATCAAGCGACCTGAACTCAATCGTCGTATCAAAGAATGTAAAGCTATGTTGACTGACCTTGACCGAATCAAAGCTGCTAAGAAAGCTACGCGTAAGTCAAGTACTAAAGTTCCGTCTATGGATAAACAGGTTGCTCGATTGAAGTACAAGAAAGAAGATAACGACTTCAAAATCGTATCGATCAATCCAGCACAAATCGTTGGTAAGAGTCGCTTACTAGTTTTCAATACAAAATACAAAATGCTTGTTGAGTATTTCACTGAGGCTGTAGGTGGCTTTGAAATCAAAGGTACCACAATTAAAAACTTTAGTCCTGAGTCTCGTGAATGGAAACTAAGGAAGCCATTGGATATATTGCCCAAGGCTCTCGCCTGCAACGCTAAACAATTTGAAAAGTTGGCTAGTGAATTTACTACTAAACCCGGCAAACCAAATGGTCGGATAAATGAAAACATAATTTTATTGAAGGTACTCACATGAAGCCAATTGAACAAGAATTCTTGACTAAATCTAAGTTTACTGTTATGATTGAAAAAGCAGTAAGTGAATTGAAGATAAGTTATATGGATGCAGTATTATATCTCTGTGAAAAGAACGATCTTGAACCAGAGGATATGAAGAAGTTTGTCTCGCCAATTATTCGAGACAAAATCGAAGCCGAGGCAATGGCTCTAAACTTTTTGCCAAAACAAAATACGTTGGACTCAGCATTTGCTGATTAAGCGTATATATAATCCTGTACAACGACGCATGAACGTTGTATAATATTACAGTAACATATTTCAGCTATACAAGGAATAACATATGTCATTCGCAAATCTAAAATCTAATCGAGATACAATCCAAAAATTAGTGCAAGCAGCAGAAGCCACCGGCGGTGGCGGCGAGAAGAAGTCTTACGCTGATGATCGTATCTGGAAACCTACAGTTGATAAGGCAGGTAACGGCTATGCAGTACTTCGATTCTTACCAGCAACCGAAGGTCAAGAGCTCCCATGGGTACGGTACTGGGATCATGGCTTCAAAGGACCAACTGGTTTATGGTATATCGAAAACTCACTTACGTCTATTGGTCAACCTGATCCTGTTGGCGAACTCAACTCGAGACTCTGGAATTCTGGGATTGAATCAGACAAAGACCGAGCACGAGACCAAAAGCGTAGACTCCATTATGTAGTCAACATGCTTGTCGTACAAGATCCATCTAACCCTCAGAACGAAGGTAAGGTATTTCTATATAAGTTCGGTAAGAAAATCTTCGATAAAATTATGGACTCTATGCAGCCTGAGTTCGCAGATGAAAAGGCGGTTAACCCGTTTGACTTCTGGGAAGGTGCTGACTTTAAGTTGAAGATTCGTAATGTTGAAGGTTATCGCAACTATGATAAGTCTGAGTTTGCCGCTCCATCCGCATTAAAAGATGGTGATGACGTTCAGCTTGAAGCAGTGTATAATCAACAGCATGATCTTGCTGAATTTGCAGATCCTAAGAACTATAAATCTTATGACGACCTTAAGGCAAAGCTAGGTCGAGTTCTTGGTGAAGAAGCAATTGCAGGTGCTCCTACTATGCGTCAAGAAGCGCAGATGAATACACCTGCTCCAGCTCCAATGGCTCCGGCCACAGCAGAAGATGTGCCAAACGAGGATGACGATACCATGTCATACTTTGCACGGTTAGCTAATGAAGATTGAGCATCATAACTATTACGCAGACGACTACAGCCGAAAGGCTGTAGTCTTCAAATACAAAGACGATCCTGCGTGGTACGTTGATCTGTTGGAAGATGGATCAATTGTTGAAACTCGTAAAATGGAAACCGATGGTGTACTTCACAGCGAAAGATATGCTGAAGACTGTGGAGAAAATTGGGTACTGAGAATATTCTAATGTCAAAGTTTAGTTTTGCTACAAGTCCAGAAGGATTTGATAATCATATCACTAACAGTATTAGAGGATATGATGTGCTAAACGAAAACATTGTCAGTATCTCAAAATACTTTGTAGAGCCTCAGACCAACGTGTTTGATCTGGGGTGTTCTACTGGTAATTTGATTAATATGATTCAGGAAGAAAATCCAGAGGCAGACTACTATGGCATAGAACTATGTCAAGACTTTGCTAAATTACCTAATGACAATATTGCATATCTTGAAGAAGATATACGTGACACGTGGATAGACGATGCTAGTTTTATTACTAGTGTTTTTACTTTGCAATTCGTTAATCCAGAAGATCGATTAGAAATACTCAGTAACATATATCATGGACTTAATATTGGTGGAGGATTCGTAGTTGCAGAAAAGATCTTAGCCACAGACAGTAAGATGCAAGATATATTTACCAGCACGTACTATGATTTTAAGTCTGAGAAATTTACTGCAAAAGAAATCTTTGATAAAGAAAGAGAACTAAGGAGTATGCTAAAACCAATGCCTTTAGAAGATCTTACTAATATGTTGTATGATGTTGGATTTAAGAGTGTACAGCCCTTTTGGCAAAGCTATTTGTTTGTTGGTATATTAGCAATCAAATGAAGTACGTAATCTTCATCTAGTTCAGGCACTGCATTCTTATCAGCCCATTCTTTTATGATAAGATTTACTGGATCTCCCCACTCCCAATATAGTGGATTACTTCTTTGTCCGCTTTCGTGCATGAACACATCAGCGCCATTAACTAGATGCTTGTGTATATTTGCATAGAATCGCTTATGTAGTTCCCAACCCCAATCAATAGATCGATGTGGCTTATAACTATTATGCTCTTTTAGTTTTTCTTGATAGTTTACAATCCCAGGTTTTGACTCTAACCACTGGTAATTGTATTGCATGTTTAGTTCCATAGTTCTACGATGAGGTGGATTACAAATAACGAAATCAAACTTGCCAGCGTCTAGAGTTTCTAGGCCATCGCATTGTATGACAGTATGATTAAGATTATTTTGTTTGAGATTGTGTTTGCAGTTTTCTACCGCAGGTCCATAATAATCGACAAACACTACTTCGTCTACTAAGCCTTTTGCAAGTAATGCCATGCCTAGTACGCCATCACCACAACCAAAATCAAGTGCTCGATTCCAGCCATAGACACCAGTGTCCATCATCTCGACGGCGTTCATCAAAGCTTCTACTAACTTGAATCCACCACCATCGGTATGGCCGCACGTGGTATACGTGTATTCGTATAAATCGTAGTCTTGAAGATTAGTGTCTTTGAGTCGGTCTTTCCAACTCCATTCTGTAAAGTCTTTCATTATATAATATTTTTATGAGCGTGCCGACAAAGTAGGATCGTGAGATGGTGCCATTCCTGCAACCATTGCATTCGAATTGCTAGACGAGATTGTATCTCCACCACGTGATGATGGAGCATTAACAATAACCGGTGGCGCAGTCGGCGGCCGCCCCATTTCTTTATCATCCATTCTTTGCCTCTTTCTTTCAAGTCTTGCATTTAATCTTTCAAATTTATTTGCAGGGGCTGCGTTATTGCCACCTTCCATTGCCGTAGGCGAATCACCTGTGGCACCACCTGCAGCTGCATCCGATTGACCAATTTTAAATTCTCTAATTTTATTACCAACAGCCTTTGGTACAAGTGGCAAATTCTCCACAACTAGTGCTATGCCTTCAATGATACCATTGACAAGTCCGTTAATCATTTTTGTAATAATATCCGAGAAGCTAAAACTATCTAGTGCTTTCTCTGCTTCGCTAAATCCAAACTTTCCTAATAACCACGATACTGCGCTTTTAAGTAAGTCTAATGGCATACCAATAATTGAATTTAGCAATCCTTTGATTGCTCCAGCTAAACCACCGAGTATACCATCCTCTGAAAATCCATCAAGCATACCTTTGATAGTATCATAAGCTGTCATTATCAAAGTGATTGGGAAGAACAATCTACCCATGATTCTACCAATAGAACCAAGAGCTGACATAAATTTACTACCTTCTTTAAAAATACCAAATGCAGCTTTAATTGGTTCTAGTGCCGCATCAATACCTTTCATCACTAACTGGAATGGAGCTTTGATTTTATTAATAATTTTTGTTAATAGACTTACACCATCTTCGCC